TTGTGCAAATTAACGGTAATCATGCATATCATATGGATGCACATCTTGCAGGACAATATTTCAAAAAAGTTGCTACACATGCTGAACATATTGATAGTGAAGTAGAGCATGTACAACTTGATAGTGAAACAGGTTTCGTTACTTCAGTAAAATTAAGTAATGGCAAGACAGTAGAAGGTGACATGTTTATTGATGCTACTGGATTTAATAGAATATTAATTAATGCAGTTGGCGGGAAATGGAAAAGTTATAAGGATAATTTACCTGTAAACAGTGCATTACCATTCCATTTACCTTATCTTGATGATGAAATTATCCAGCCAGTAACTAATGCTTGGGCACAAAATAATGGTTGGTGTTGGCAAATACCTACAAAGCATAGACGTGGTTGTGGATATGTATTCTGTGATGATTTTGTTACTCCTGATCAAGCACATGCAGAACTTGAACAAACAATTGGACGTAAAGTTGACCCAATTAGGCATATTAAATTTGATAGTGGTAGACAAGAAAAACTTTGGATTAAGAACGTATTATCAATTGGCCTAGCTGGAGCGTTTGCAGAACCATTAGAGGCAACAAGTATTCATACAACAATAATGCAAATAAAACATTTTGTTTTTGGTTGCTTAGGAGCAACTAAAGAAGAGACCTGTAACACTGGAACTGTAGATGATTATAACAAAAAGAATGCTCATTTATACGATACAATGAAGGACTTTTTAGTAGCACATTATACATGCGGGCGTAAAGATACAGAATTTTGGAAGTATATTAACAGCGGTGCAACAGCTACTGACTTTGTAAAGTCTATGCATGAAGTTTGTAAACACAGAGTACCTAATGCAACATTATTCCCAAGACCAGAGGGCGGAGCAGGTTGGCCGTTGTGGAGTTATGTACTTGCAGGTACCGGCAAACTAACAGCCGAAGTTGCTGAAAAAGAAATTAGATTTAACAATGATGAACAAATAGGTGACAGTGCATATACGTATCATATTCAAGACTTTGATAACAAAAGTGAAGGCTTACCAGACAATACAGATTATATAAGGAATATGTAATGAAAGTTTTAGTACTTGGCGATGTAATAATCGACAAATATATCTACGGGACATCGACACGTATCAGCCCAGAAGCACCTGTACCTGTAATAACTTACATTGATGAAAAAGAAACAAGAGGTGGCGCAGGACTTGTATATGAAAATTTAAAAAGTCTAGGTGTTGATGTTGATATGTTTGAAACACCCGGAGACGTTAGTGTTAAAACTAGAATAATCTGTGACGGACATTATATTACACGAATTGATGATGACGCACAAGCCAGCGGCGCAGACGTATTGGACCTTGTAAAATCAACAGACTTTTCACAGTACGATTATGTTGTACTAAGTGATTATAACAAAGGTGTGTTAGACGAAGCAAAAGATATTATTGCACACATTAACAAGTACGATTGTAAAGTGATTGTTGATCCAAAAGAAAATTCTTGGTTCTACGAAGGTGCTTGGTTGGTAAAACCTAACTACAGTGAATTTGAATCGTTGGAGTTTGACAATTGGCAAGGTAATATTATTACTACTAATGCCGGCGAAGAAGTTGTTGCTACTATTGATGGTAAAAGATATGAAGTACCTGTTGATAATTTAGAAGTAGCAGACGTTACAGGTGCCGGAGATTGTTTTTTAGCAAGTTTTGTATATGCACTTACTAAAGGGTATGATTACGAAAAAGCAATAAAGGTTGCTGTTCGTGGTTCAACAGAAAGTGTAAAACATGCTGGTACATATATTCTTAAAAAATCTGATTTAGAAGACGTAGTTGTATGGACTAATGGAGTGTTTGATATACTGCATATTGGCCATTTAAAGCTACTTAGACACGCACACAGCCTAGGAAATAGGCTTATAGTGGGTATTAACAGCGATGCAAGTGTAAAGCGTTTAAAAGGCGATTTAAGACCCATTAACGATCAAGACACCCGCAAGGAATTGCTCTTAGAGCTTGGTTTTGTAGATGATGTAATTATTTTTGACGAAGATACTCCGTTGGAAGCGATGACTGTTTTAGAGCCAGATATTATAGTAAAAGGTGGCGATTATACGTTTGATACTGTAGTTGGAAATCATCTTGCTGAAGTTGTAATATTCCCTATAGTTGAAGGACATAGTACATCTGCAATAATTAAAAAGATTGACAACAGTAATTAAAGATAGTATAATAGTAAAAAGAGGTACAAATGAAAATACTAGTAACAGGACATAAAGGATTTATTGGTAGCTATATTGCCAATTATCTACAATCAAAAGACCACGAAGTTGAAGGCTTTGAATGGGTCGAACATGTAGTGCCAGACGTATCAGCATACGATTGGGTAATACATTGTGGTGCAATATCAGATACTACGGAAAGAGATGTAGATAAAGTTTGGGCTCACAATTATGAATTTACATTACGTCTATTACAAGTTTGCGAAAATTATAATACTAATATTCAACTTGTAAGTACTTCTGCTGTTTACGGTAACAACACTAGTTTTAAGGAATCAGATCCTGTTTATCCGCAAACACCTTATGCATGGAGTAAGTATCTAATTGATAAGTTCTTAAATGAAAATGGCTACGAAAACTTTGGTATGCTTGTACAGAACTTTAGATATTTTAATGTGTATGGTCCTGGAGAAGGACATAAAGGCGATCAAATGAGTTTAGTTAGTAAATTCCAAAAGCAAGCAAGTCAAGATGGAGTAATTAAACTTTTCGAAGGTAGTGACAAATTTAAAAGAGATTGTGTAAGTGTACATGATGTTGCTGTAGTACATGAAAAAATGATGCACGAAACTGATACATGCGGTTTATTTAATTTAGGAACAAGTAAAGCAATTAATGTTGAAGAGGTTGCTAAATTAATTGCTAAAAGATATGATGCAAAAATTGAATACATTCCAATGCCAGATCATCTAAAAAGTCAATATCAAGAATACACTTGTGCAGATAATACAAAACTACATAATGTTATAGCAATGAGACATTGGCATACAATCGAGGAGTATATTAATGGAACCAACTAGACTAGAAGGTAAGGTAGACAAAGGCTGGGGTTACGAAATAATTTGGGCAACTAATGATTTATACTGTGGTAAAGTTATGGTATTTGCAAAAGTTGGCTCTAAGTTTAGTATGCACTTTCATAAAGAAAAAGATGAAACATGGTTTGTTAACAACGGACGTTTTCTATTAAATTATATTGATACAACTACTGCTGAGTATAAATCACAAGAACTTACAGAAGGTATGACATGGCGTAATCCTCCGCTAATGCCGCATCAATTAGTTTGTATGGAACCTGGAAGTAGTATTACTGAAGTAAGTACACCTGATAGCGTTGAAGATAATTATCGTATTGCACCTGGTGATAGTCAGAAGCCTAAGCCACAAATGGAAACAGCACCATCCGAAGATAATGCTGTTGATGTAACTACTACCCCTAAAGATTAAGCCTGAGCTTCACCCCATTTAATAATAATATTCGCATCTACTTCTGTTCCTGACGTTTTATAAACGTTCAGTGCAAGCACGTCTGGACCATTTGGGAAAGTACCTCTACCACCTAGTGTAGTATTTGTAAGTTCTTTCAATTGTCCTAAATCCAATGTAGATCTTTCTCCAGGTTGAGCAATGAATGAGAACACTGTTTCTCCTGGCTGTGCGTATGGAGGTTGTTGGAATTTAAAGTTGTACAAGTCGCCTGGTTGAAGCGTTCCATTGAAACTGTTATTAAAGCTAACTCTATAGTATTCAATACCGCCACTACCTTGATTACCAAATAGTAATGGTCCTTCGATATTCGACACATAACTTGATGATGGCATAGTAATATCACTTTGGTTAGTTGGAGCTCCACCTGCATCACCAATTTCAGTACCTGATCTTGCACCAGCCGCGTCCCAAACACCTTTTAGGAAGAATGCAAAGTTTGAATTAGATAAGTCTCCACCTTTTTGGAATGTCTGCGTTGCGCCGTTACTTGAATTTGAATTTGAGTTACCTGAGAAGTAAACTAGATATCTTCCGTAAATACTTTGGTCAACAATCTGTTGAATTGTAGTACCTTGTGGGAAGTATTCGTTTCCTCCGCCATCTGCGTTAACCTGATCACCAACTGATAAGTTAGAAGATTCCCAACTGGTTGCATCAAAATATGCGTAACTTCTATTTGTTCTAAATGACCACCATGGCATTAATTGTGCCGTTGTTGTAACCTGAGCCATAACTGCCGCTGTACTATATGTCGCTGTATCACCACTGTTCCAGTTAACAGAACCACCTGATGCAACCTGTGCAAAACTTGGCTGTCCACCTTGTGCTAATCCTGACAATCCAGTCCAACCAATGTCTCCTGGGTTGAGTGGATAGTTCTGTGGATTCAAAATACCTTCAACAACAATACCGCCGTAAATCTTTGAATCATCTGTTGGATTTTGTCCATCTGATGTAATCTCTAAACCTTGCATAAGCAACTGAGCTCTGTTTAATAGTTCTCTATCACCTAAGTCTCCAACAATAGCATTACTAACACTCGGTGCTAGTCTTAATAAAAACGCTGTTTGTCTTGTTGTACTAATGCTTAGACCTGTTTCTGTGTATGAGAAAATGTAACCTCTATCTTCATCAAATCCACCGTCTGTAATAAACGCTGAACCCCAGTGTGATATAAGTGGTGTAATACTATTACTAATTAAAATAACACCAGTACGTTGTGCGTGTCCACTTGCCGGACCTGCGTTGTACTGTCTAGTAGCACCAGCTTGGAAGTTTTGTAGTGTAGTTCCTCTAGTACAGTTTGTTAATCTTTTTAGTGTATGATCAATAGTTGTGTAACTAATAATTTCGTTATCAATATATACTGTACCACTGTCTGGGAAGAATTTAGATTCTATAACCGGTATAAATGTTTGATCCGCAGTAATATCTGTAGCAAGTGAACTAAATGCTCCTTCATTTGTAACTTCGTAACGCACAGGCAAGTTACCTGAACGCATAAACGCTTCTGTGTTTACGTTTGAGTTACGCATTCTGTGACAGAATACAAAGTTACCATCAGCACCACGTGCCATCCAGTCAATAAAACCAGCACCATACCAACTGTACTGAATACCAATCATCTGCATGTATCTAACATCCATATTGTATCCACTCTTACCAGTACCGTCCATTCTATCTAAGTTCCACTCTTCTTGTAAAACTTTCTTGTCTGTAATTAAGTTTACTTTACATGATGCAACATTGTTAACACCTCTGTAGTCTGGTGTTACTGTTATTTGTGTTTGTGAATCAACGTTTGCAACAACATGTGTCATTCCTTTAATAACAATTCTATCACCAGCTCTTAACTGATCTCTAAATCTTGTGTTATTACCTATAATTAAGTTTGAGTCAACTGTAACTTGTGCAGTACCTGCAATTTGCTTTGTACTTGTACGTTGTGCAACACTAATGTTAGAGCCATCAAACTCCCAATAAATTCCGTTTTGATCATCAAAGATACCTGAGCGTACTGTTGCTCCATGCCAACCAACGACTGTCAACTGTGCCGCAAAACCTAGTACAGCATTTGTTGTAGCTAGTCTACGTGTTGATAAACATTTTAATGTTCTTTCATCAATGATTTGTGTAACAGTATATTCACCGTTATAACCTGCTGATTCAACTCCAATAAGTCTAATCTTACCACCAACTTGTGCGCCGTGATCATTGTCATCTGTTACAATAGTAAGGATTGCTCCAATACCTGTACCATCTGCTGTAATAGTCCTTATGTCGTAACTTGGAGCAAATAGAGCACCAGTTGTGTACATAATACCTTTACCTGACTGGTATCTAATATATTTTTTACTTTGTCTAATTGCTTGAGCACCGTGTTGTGGTCCGCCTGTTCCTAACTGCACACCACCATCATATGGTCTATGAATAAAGAATGAATCTGGACGCAAGTATACGTTACCTTGGATTCTATCTTCTGTTGACGTACCGTCAAATTCACTAACAGAACCTGGAGCTCTTGTATTGTATCTAATCTTTTTACTTGTAGGAACATTAATTGCAATAAACGATCCTGCCGCTAGTGCGTGATTGTTTGATCCCCCATCATCTGAGTTAACATCAACAACAAATGTATCACCTGGTACAATTCCGTGTGCATAAGGCCATGTAATTTCAATAGTCGATAACGCTTCAAAATTAACACTTGTTGCGGCATCAATTGTAGTTGTTGTAAAATCTGTTAGTGTAACACCGTTAACTAAACTTAGTCCACCGCCTGCTACTGCTGAACCTGTGATAGTTGCTGTGCTTAATCCGCCGCTTCCATCTTTTCCTGTTACTGTAACTGTTGCATCTTGTGCTGGAGTTGCGCCTCCTAGTGTGTTACCTGGAATAGTAATTACGTTACCAACTTCATATCCGCTACCACTTGCATTAATAGCAACACTATATGTACCTGATGTTCTAGTTACATTAAATGTTCCACTTGTGCCTGCGTGTGCTTGGTTAACTCCTGCTTGCCCTGTAAACACTGTTGGTAATGCTGGAGCACTACCTGAAGCACTTGCTGTTGCAATAGCACCTGTTGTACCGTTTACACTATCAATTGTAATAGTACAATCATTAGCTGGAGTTGATCCTCCAATTAAATTACCTGCTACTACATAAGTTTGACCAGTGTGATAGTTTGTACCATTTGCTGTAACTGCTACAGTGTAGTTAGTACCGTCATTTGAAATATCAAATGTTGCGCCTGAACCAACTAAGTCTGTTAAAGTTTTACCTTCAAACACACCAGCATTAAGTGCTACTGGAACAGATGACTCATCTGATCCTTCTAGTCTTACATCAGTAATTCCGCCTACACCGTCTGTTGAAACAACTCTCAAGTATACATCGTTGGCAGGACTTGCTCCGCCTAATAAAGTACCTGCACAAACTAAAGTATCTGCTGTTGTATATCCTGTACCTGGTACGCCTGTATATTGAATACTATAAGTAGTGTCGTTTACGTTAATGCCAAATTCAAATGCTGATCCTGATCCGCCTGTAAATGCTAGGTTCGATCCACCAAAGCTATAACTTCTTGTTTGACTTGGAGGTGTACCAATACTCCAACCGCCGTTATCTGGTACTAATGCAGTAATACTACCACCTGCGCCAACACTTGTAACTCTTGCAACAAAGTCATTACCACTAGCATTTTGGTTACCGTCTTGACCAACTCCACCCAATAACTGTGAACCTGTAATTCTTAATCTATCGCCAATTGCATATCCTGTTGTGTCGTTTGGAGAGTTAGCATCTACTGTGGTAAATCCGCCGCCAGCATAATTAACATCAAAGTTAGTTGTTCCAACTGTACCACCATTTTGTGTTAGTGTATTTGCTGGACCTGTGTATGTAATAGTTCCACTTAGTGCAGTTCCACTTACTGTTGCTGTTGTAACATTTCCTGTTCCACCAACTGCTGTAACTAATATTGTTGCATCATGTGCAGGTGTAGTTCCGCCTAAGTTATCACCTGTGACTAATAGTCTGTCGCCTGCTTTATATCCTGATCCTGCTTGGCTAATTGCGTCTACTGCATATGCTGTGCCAGTTCTTGAAATTGTAAATTGTGCGTTTGTACCTGCTGGTGCTGTAATTGCTCCTGTAACACCTGTATATGTTTCTGTGTTTCTTGTAATTGCACTTGTAAATGCACCACTCATACTAATTGTAGTTCCTGCAATGTTGTTAACAAAAATAGCATCTCCACTACCGTTATCAGCCGCTAGTCCTACAACAATACCTGTTGTACTTGAAACTTCAATATCTGTATTTCCAATATTAATATCTTGTGTTAAATTTAGTGGTAACGCTGTTCCACCTGGTGTACTTGCAATCGCTGTAACCTGTGTTCCTGTTGGAAATGCCGCGTTAGCAATTGGAGCACCAACTTCTGGTACATCGCCTGTAAATGCTAATCTGTTTTCGCTAACTTGTGCCGCTAAACTTAGCGTCATAGTACCATTTGTACCATTACTAAAAACTGTAAACAATGGCTGTCCAACACTTGCACCAGTATAGAACGCACCTTTACGTAACTGTGTGTAAGATGTTGAAAGTACTTCACCGTTTGTTGTACCAACTTTTGCTTTAGCGTAGTATGTAAATGTTGTTGTAGTTGGAATAGCATCAATAATAAAAGAACCTTCTGATCTTGCCGCGCCGCCTACACTATCTTCTAGTGCTTTAATTGTAATCGGAGTACCAGCTTCAAAGCCGTGTGCACCAATTGTTGTAACTGTAATTTTTGAAGCACCAATTCCTGCTGTACCTGCTGAAGCATCTGTAACAACACTTAGTACTTGTGTATCAGTACCTGGCAATTCGTATACACTTGGATAACCACGCATCATTCCAATAGCCGACCATTTAGTTGGCTGTAAGCCGTATTCAAAGTCAGCGTCAAGCATACTTAACGGAGGAGCAATACGCATACGTTCAATAGCGTCTGATCCAAAGTCATATGGTCTTGTTATTTGCTCTGGTGAATCAATAAAGATTTGTAATTCGTCTGTTTCTGAATGTGCTGATGTATTATGTGTTAAATCTAATATTGTAACAGCGTCTGTTGTTTGTAAGTACTTAGGAAAGTCAGCATCTGCATTTTCATTTGATGATGTACTGTCATACTTAGGTACATATCCGCTTGAATCTCTTGGTGTAACATCATCTACTCTTGTTACTTTACCACCTTTAAGTGCATCTGTAAAGTTGTAGATAACTTCTGTTTTAGTTGTGTTAGTTACAATTAATAAATCACTAGCGTCATAGTTACCTTGGAATCTAACATGTCCTAGGCCTTTACGCACAAATGTTGGTAATGCACTTGTACCAGTTGTTAATACGTCAATAACAATACCCGAAAGTGTTTGTATTACTGTACCTGCCGCATTTTCAGCGTTAGTACTATTTGTTACTTGTGCAACATTTCCTTGGTATGGTGTTGACTGTGGACTGTTATTGAATACGTGATTAACAATTAAGTCGCGTGTAAATTCTTTTGCTTTTATTTCTGCTTGTCTGTCGCCGTCAACTTGTGCAACATCTTGTTCCCAATATGTTTTTGAAATTCTTGTTGTTTCTTCGTTACCTGTGTATCTTAAGTCGTGTGCCCATGCGTCAATGTTATAACCTGTATCTCTTTCGCATTTTGATTCGCTATAAGTATAACCTACAAACCCTGTTGCGTTATCGTTTACTTGTTGTAAAATCCATGCCGCTACTTCTTTTTGTATAAAGTCTTTGTTTAGGGTAAGTAATGCCCATGCATTTGGATATGTATTGTCGTTTAATCCAATTCCTGGGTAAAACTTGTAATTATAAATCTTTTTCTTAGCCATTCTCTATGCTCCAAATGCTACAGCAAGGGCAGTTGCCGTTGCGTCTACATAACTTTTACTTGTTGCGTGGGTGCCTACAGTAGGCTGATTAGTTAGTACCACGTTGTTTGCGATATTTACATCGCCTTTTACTGATGCACCATTCATATTTATAGTCGATGCTGTACTATCTGGATTAGCCGCCATATCAATTGTATGTACTCTAATCTGTGATGGAGTATTATATCCAATTTCTACATTGTCAATACTACCTGGGATAGCACCAATACTGTTTATTGTTAGTCTGCCGTTAACTACTGACAATGCTGTATTACCTAAATAGTTAACTTTGAAAATTCCGCCTGTTACAGCAAGACTTTCAAAACTATTTGATACTTGTGTGCCGGTATCATCGCCGCCATCGTCTTCTGGTGGAACGTAAGCAACAAAAGGAGTTCCATTAAGCAAAATACTTTGTACATCAATTATAGGAGTAGTTAATTTACCAGTTCCGTCTACTGAAAAATTAGGACTCTCAAAACCGTGTTGTGCTTGAAACTTATCGTTAATTACTGTTGCCATTTATTTCTATTTCCTTATATTGCACTTAACTGTTTAACTACAATAGTACCTGCCATTGAACTGTGTACCGTACAAACATAAGCATAGTTACCACTAATATTTGCAGGAACTTGCCAATATAATGTTCCACTTGTTTTGCCTTGTGCAGATGATCCTGTTGTTTGTGTGCCATCTAATGCAACATGAACAAGTCCGTTATCATATGCTGATCCACCACTTGTTTCAATTTGGAATGGATGGTTTGCTCCACTATTAATTTTAAATGCAATAGTTGCTCCAGCTAATGCATAGATTGTAGGATCTTCTGTATTACCATATTGGCTAAACTTGTATCCGTTATTACTATCTGCTGTTACTTCTAACATTGTCATTGCAGGATATGCAGTTTGATCAAATGTCTGTGGACTGCGTACCCAATTAGTTCCGTTGTATACTAGTACACTTCCTGTAGTTATACCTGTTAAATCTGTATCAGATAAACTTGCAAATGTTGGAACTGTACCATTAATAGTAACAGTGTCTCCTGTTACTGATGTAGTAATGTTTGTACCACCTGCAATAGTTAGTGTATCAGTTTTACTATCAGCTTCTGCTAGTCCAGTATCTGCTTGTACGTTACTGAATGCGTTCTGGTTAGCTTCACCACTTAATGCATCACCACTGTAGTTAATTGTTACAGTGTCTCCAACAATACTAGTTGTAATGTTTGTACCACCTGCAAGTGTTAATGTATCTGTTGTTGAGTTTGCAGTTGTTGTTCCTGTGTCAGCATCAACTGTTTGATAAATGTTCTGTAAACCACTTGCCGCTGGTGTAATAAATCCAAATGTTCCGTTGCCATTTGCCGCTAATACTTGTCCACTTGATCCATCTACAATACTTAAATCAGTCAACGAGCTAGGAATGGTTGGCTTGTTGTTTAAGTTATTATAGTTTGTAAAGTATGAACTATCAAATCCGTCAAGTGTTCCAGCATCAACTGCCGCTCCGCCTGATGATACGTCAACTCCAGGTGCCCACTTGCCTCCGTCCCATTTAAGAACGTTACCAGCTTGTGGTGCTTGTGATACAGTATCAACATCTGATAAACTGTTTAAGTTTCCTACGTATGCAACTGACTTTAAAGGATCTGTGTAATTTGTAATGGCTCCTGCACTTGCATCTAAAAGCATTTTGTGCCATGCACCTGCGTGTGCAACATATACTGAACCACCTTCATGAACATGTAGCATTGCACCGTGATATGTGCTTGTGCTAATTGCGTTCATTTGGTTTAATGTTGCGGCATGAAATGCTACTTTGTTAATTTTGTTATCATCGTTTGGAATATCAAGTTCCAAGTTTGAGTTGACGATGTCTTTAATATTTGTTCCGTCGCCTAAAGCGTTATACAGCTCGTCGACGTTAGCATTAACCTTAGTAGCACCTGCTCTAAGATTATCACCAGTACCGTCGTTTGCGGCTGTACCTAAGTTAATTGTTGATTTTGCCATTCCTTACACCTTATCAAATGTTATGTTTGTATTATCGAAATACGTAGTTGTTGCATCAAAAGTATTTACCCCAGATTCCTCTACACTGGATACATCTGCGACTATCGCAGGAGGAGTAAGCTGATGAATTGTTTTTGCATATGTTGCATGGAAGATTAACTTCGCACCAGCGTAAATATTTGACGTTGGACTAGCGTTAATTTTTACTATGCTTGCATCAACTGTGACAGATAAATTTACTAATTCTTGGTTAATACTTGAACGTCCGAATATATTTGCAACAGCTCTATCTGGTCTAGCAACTACTGATAATTGCATAATCTCTTTTTCGTTTGAATCAAATTCTACTGTAATTTGATACACTGCACTACTGTATTCACCTAAATGAAATGAGTCTACAACAGTATTATATTGCACCCCAATCCAGCTACCTCTATAGCTAAAACTCGATCTGTCTGGCAGATGAATGGTGTTATTTGCACCTTTACTGAAAAGATTTGTCAGAAGTTTATTCATTGTTCATGCTCCATATTGTATTTATCGTTTTACAAAGATATGTAACAGTACAATTTATGTTAAATCTACTAGGCTATGAGCAAATTGATTTAGATTATCAAATATTTCTGTTTGTTTTTTAAGGTCTTTGTTAGCAAATGTATTTAACTTCTTAGCTGTTTCAGCGCCATGCCCTGTACGTACTAATATAGGCTTTGCTTTGGCTTTTACAGCGGCTTTTAAGTCGCTAATTTTATCTCCTACATACACACCATTCTTCCAATCAACGCCAATTTCTGCCGCGGCACGCTTAAACATACCTGTATTAGGTTTAGCATATACGTCTTCTTTTAAGTTAGATGTGCTATAATACAATCCGTTGATACTCCTACAACCTACATTCCAAAGTAGTTCTAACATATAATTGTTAACAATGTCAACGTCTACAGGATCCATTATACCCTTTGTTATGCCTGCTTGATTAGTCAAAATAACTACATCATAACCTTTGTTACGTATCATCTTAACTGCTTCTAAACTGCCTTCAATAGGTGTAAACTGTTCAGGCTTTGTTACATATGTACCTATATCTACATTTATTGTTCCGTCTCTATCTAGTCCTACTACTGGGGTACTCATTTTAGGGTCTCCATCTATCGTCTGACCAGCCATGTATTTCAGAGTTAAACCAGTCTAATTCGTAAAGTTTTATTGATTCTTCAGCTGTTAGTATTTGCTTCCATTTGTCAACAAAGGTTAATGTTTCGTCATTTAATTTGCATATATGTTCTTGTACAAAGTCTGCCGCTTCATGTGTAAGTGGATGTACTTCAGGCTGATGCAAATGTAAAAGTTCTGGATTAGGATCAGGTATACTAGTTGGTCTTGTTTTAAAAAACTCGTCGTCAACTCCAAAGTCTAGTGCATTAAGTATTGGTGGACATGTAGTTTTAATATCATCTTTATACTTTTCTAATATAGCTCTTACATCTTCTAATTCTAAATACTTATTTTTAGTATTAAATTCTTTGCTAAGTTCGTCCCAACCTTCAGTAGGTTCTCTAAATCCTGTTGATATAACTTTACATCCTAAACTTTCTAATGCTTTATGTGTACTGCTTATTAATGCACAATCACGCATTGTAGCCCAGGCCATGTCAGCCCATTGCCACATAGACTCGTAACGCCAACTGTTAAGTACAAAAGGAATATCTTGTCCTACTGTTGCTTTACTAAAGTTACCTGGAGTGTGCCAGCCCTTGCCCATATGGAATCTATCTTCTCTAAAAAAACTAGACCACTGTAATAAAATAATATCATCTTTAGTAAACTTATGTTCAGTATGTGCTTCCCATAGCCGAGTTGAAATATATTGATTACCTGCACCACTACGTCCCCAGTTCTCTCCAACTGTAGCGCCTTCTTGTTTATAATGATGTATTAGGATGTCAGCCCATGTAGGATAAAAATATTGTGTTAAGCTACAGCCAAAGGCAAACGCTCTCATGTTAGTCTCCGCAACAATTGAAGCATTAATTTGTGCGGAATAGTTTTTGTTTTATCAAAATCTAATTTATGTTGTATTGATTGTTCAACATGATCCTTTGCACCTTGTGGAATTGTTTCGTATTGTTTTAAAATACTATCATTATCGAATAATCCTAGTCCATGCATTACTAATGCATAATTGTATTCGTTAAACAAAACTTTTTTAGTATGTGTAGTCATGTCGTCAGCAATTGGCATTCTATATTTCCACATACGTAAGTTTTTATCTAAACTATCTGGCAAAGGTGTTTCTGATACTGCTTTCCAAAAGGGTGTATCTCTTCTATCAGTAATATAATGTAGTGCAATAAAGTCTCTAATATTATCCATAATAGCAGTGACTTCAAGATTGTATCTATTAATTGTTTCTTGATTACAATTTATAAGACGTTGTGCTAATAGAAATGTTTGATTTATACTACTACCAATACTGCTTGCTTCTAATGGTTCTACAAAACTTTGACTTAGTCCGATAGCACACACATTACCTATCCATGCTTTGTCCAGTGTACCTGGATCAAATTTAATATGTTTTGCTACTTCAACACCGTGTCCTAAATATTTTTCAACTTCAGTATGTGCTTGTTCAGCTGTAATAAAATCACTATCAAATATATAACCATTACCTGTGCGTCCTTGAACAGGTATACGAAACATCCAACCAGCGTCCATTGCTTTTGCAAGTGTCCAAATTGGTATTTCATCTCCTTCGGGTGTAGGAAATACAATAGCTTCTTTCATTTTAAGATACTTACTATAACTTTGCCACTCTGCACCAACTGCATTAATTAGTAAACGTCTAAATCCTGTGCAATCTATATAGAAGTCATAGTCATATACTTGCTTTTCGCCTTGTAAAGTTGATATTGTATTGCCTTCTAATACATTTACGTCTATAATTTCATCATCAATAACATCAATGCCTTTGTCTATTGCAAACTTAGTTAGAAAGTCATTTAATTTAGCAGTATTAAAATGATATTGTGCTACGCCAGTGTCATTAGGACGTTCGTCCATAAATTTATTAAATGGTGTTTCGTTATTCCACAGGTATTCACCTGTTAGTTCTCTAGCATCTACTTTTTCACCAATTAACTTAGCATATGCAATTGGTGCACTTAGTTGTTCAGCAACATATGGCTCATGAACACTTTGTAAGTATGGTTTTTCAGACCAGTCTTCAAACATAATACCAGATTTAAAACTAGCATCACATTCATTAATAAGTTCGCCTGTATGAATACCAACAAAATCCATAAAGGCAGACCAATGTTCTGTTGAACCTTCACCTACACCGATAGTTCCAATCTTGGTAGATCGAACTACATCAATTTTAAAGTTTGGAAAACTTGTTTTTAATATTAACGCTGACACAAAGCCTGCTGTGCCACCACCTACTACTGCTATTTTCATTTTGTTCCTAGTGGTCTAATGTATACCATCCGCTTATAATATACTTAACGCCTTTGTAGATAGGATTGCCTCGATGTGGATGCGTAAACGATGTAGGAAAGATAGCCAATCTACCAGGAGCTGGTTTAATTTTATGTCCTTGGTAAAGAAATTCTGTTTCGCCGCCTTCTTCGACACCATTTAAATATAATGTGTATGCTAACACCCGTGTGCTTGTTGGTACATCTGCATTTTCGCAATGCCAAGCGTGGTATCCTTGGTGCGGTTTTGTTTTTTGAACACTCATACCTTTTGCTGTATGTTGAAATAATAATCCTAAGCTCTCATATTTCTTTTTATACTTTTCTAAATACGTTTTGTTTAAGGTTTCAAAGAAAAATTTACATAAATCTTCGTCTGCATGGTAATGACTATTGTGGTTTGCCCAATCCATGTATATACGTTCGTCTTGATTTCTATCAATACCTTGCTGTTGTATTGCAGTCATCTGCATTGAAGACAATTCTTCAAATCTTTTGATTACTTGTTTACAAAAGTCAATTGGATATACGTTATCATATACTTCTACTCCATCAAAATTATCATCCATGCTATTCTCCTATATAAAAAACTGCTGATTCATTCTATAGTTATCACCTACAAACATGTCTGGCTTAACATATGCAGTATGTAATACTGCCTGATTGTATAATACCATCCTATTAAACTGCATTGGAATCATCCCAATCATTTCCCAATCATGCGAACTATCAGTAATATATTCTGTTACTGGAATTTTTCCTTCAACATCCATAGTAACATTAAAGTCATTGTTTACTACTTCATCGGTGTAAAAGTGTTTGCCGCCAAATTCATAAAAACTTGTGCCACCCGCAGACTCATTTTCATTGTTTAAATAAATTGTACTAGCAAGATTCATACCTGACCGATTGTCTTGATGCGGTGCAAGAGGTGGTAAATTATCAGTTTGCATGACATTAATCATAAATGTTGCATTCATAAAACTTCTATCCATATATCCTGGTTCGTATTGATACATTATCTCCGGAAAAAACTCCGATGCTAAGTGATGGAATGGTTGGGCTAAACTTGATAGCTCGTAAAATGCATTAATTCGTAGTGCAGGATTACCTCCTCTAATACGTCTATTAACAGATGCCGGAATATCTAAAGCAAGTTGTCTTACTAAATGTGGATTTTTATAAAAGTTATCAACTACTAATACATGTACACCTGCTTTTCCAAACTTGTGTAATCTTGTGTCGTAGTCTTCGTTGACAGCAAATGTTTCTTCTTCGTTAATTGTGTTTTTAATCATCTTGTTTCTCCGATAGTACAAAGTTAGCACTAATTGTTGACCGTACTTGGTCGCTAGTATTGTTAGATACGTAATGTTCTAGGTTACTAGGAAAAAATACAATATCACCTTCTTCTAACGGAGGGGTTACTCTGTTATTGTATCTAAATGGTTGTGTCGACAATGCAGGAAGGCCTGATTGATGGAAAAAGTCGTAGGCTTTGTTATAGAATACAAAGTTACCACTGTCTTTTGGTGTGTGCATCATATAAGCACAACTAATTTGTGCAACTCCTACATGGTTATGTACTTCTTGATACGACCCTGGCTTGTACTTGTTAAGCCAACACTCAATCCTATAGTCTAATGTTAAGTCTATACTAAAGTTTTCAAGATACTCATTCAATCCAGTAATTGCTGATCTAATAAATGTTTTAAATGGTAAGTTTGAAGCATCAGGGTTACCATATGTAGTATCTACAGGACTGTACCAAGAAGGTACTTTACTGAAATACTCTTCTTTATCAAGTATATCGGCAAAGTCTTGTTGTACTTGCTCATGCTCCGGTAGTTTTATCTTATATACTGGAATTGAATATAAGTTTACCAGCATTAGTTCTTCATTTCAATTAGTTTGCCGTACTCAGGTAGGTAACAATATTCCATCTCACTATTATAAAGTGTACGTACAGCATCATCTAGAGTTTCAACTAGTGGTTCACCACCTAAATTAAAACTAGTATTAAAAATAATTGGAACACTTGTTTGTTTATAGAACTCTTCGATAAGCTCATAGTAGTGTTTATTCTGTTCTTTGGTTACAGTTTGAATTCTACAAGTGCCATCAACATGAATAATGCTTGGGATCTTTTCTGCAATACCTTCTTGACAATCCATTGCATACATCATATGTGGTGTTTGTTCTAATCCACGCATGTCAAACCATTCATGTGCATGCTCTAACATAATTGTTCCAGCGAAGGGTCTAAAATACTCTCTACGCTTTACTTTGTTTACGTAATCCTTGCCGTCTTCGAACGTTGGGTCAAACAATATACTTCTGTTACCTAATGCACGTGGTCCGTTTTCACTTTTACCTTGAAACATAGTAACAATATTTTTGTTTCTAATTAATTCTACAACTAATTCTTTATTAGCGTCAGTAATTGTAGCACCATACTTGTTTGCAGTGTCTTCAATTTGCTCATTAGTATATGTATACTCAAAACCTTCGTAGATTGTTTCTGCGTAAGGACGTATAGTTTTATCTTTTGTAGTTTGATGATATACTAACATAGCCGCACCCATTGCTGTACCTGCATCATTACTAACAGGTTCAACGTATAACTTAATGCCTTCTTTGTTTAATTTATCGAGGTACCAGTAGTTTGCAACACAGTTAAGTGCATAGCCGCCACTTAGTACTACGTTTTTATTACCGGACATTTCAACTGCTTTAAAAATAAGGTTTAATACTTCTTGTTGTGATCCTTCTTGTACTGCATATGCTAAGTCTCTACGATTTTCTTGTGTAGTTAGGTCAGTATTACTATTAATCGTATCTTGTGATGTTTCTAAATACTCGTATTTTGCTTCATTTACTAATGCCGCATTTGGATATGTAGGAATAACAATGTTTCTATCACTTGTACGCCACTTACCACCATTGCCGTCAGTATAAATCGGAGGAATATTTAAATTTTTCTTACCATATGGAGCAAGCCCCATAGTTTTACCTGCTTCAATAGGTTGAAATCCACAATATTGTGTTACTGCTTCGTATGCCTTAACAATACCTGCACTATCATCTAGTACAAGTTCGTGAAATCCTTCTTCACCTTCACGGTCTGATGGAATATATGGAATACGTGTTCCCGGAAAAGGTCCGTTTCCTCCTTGGTGCTTATATAAAGTTTTAAAGTTATCAGGATATGCACAATTAAAGATACTTTCACATTCCCATGACATATATTCTTCGTTAAATACACCCATGTTAATGTTCATTGGTATAAATGTGCCTGCTCCATCAACAATAACACTTACTGCTGATTCAAATCCTGAACGATAAAATGCACATGCCGCATGTAATTTATGATGTATATGACTTAGGTCAATTACTTGCCTATGATTGTGTTGGCCATCTGCTGTGTAAGCATTATCGTTTCTATCAATTAATCCTAGTTTCCTTGCTAGTCCTGTATACATATCACCACCGCTAAAGTCAATTCTGCTCGACTCTGCTAATGGTTGTGTATGTGCTACTACAAGATAATCTAATTTATCTGTATAATCAAGGAATTTAATCATTGAGGCAAGTGGTCCGCCGTCATATTTTTTACGAGTTAGACGTTCTTCTTCGATTGAAAATACAATTTCACCATCTTTTAATAATACGGCGCCGCCGTTGTGTCCTCTTGTGATTGCTCCAATCCACTGTGTCATATTGTTTCCTTTTATGTTTCTTTATATACTATATGTATTTGCAATCCCAGTGATTGCTGACAAGAACTGAACCTTATCATTAGTTAATTTCTACATCGTATGTAAAGTCAACTACAAATACCTTTCTTTCTTCTAATGTAGGATATACTCCATGGTAAACTTTACCGTCCATAACTACTACATCGCCTGCTATACATTTTATCATATCACTTACTAGTTCACCTGTAACAGGATTCATAGTAATTGCTTTTAATTTACCATTTAATGGTGTTACTGTGCTTACTGATATTGTGTTTAAGAACATAACACATGTCATTGTGCGTTGTCCTCTATCTTCATGTGTGTGCAATCCTGAGAAAGTATTCTCAGGGTATGTTAGCCACCAACATTTCTTAAATTTTACGTTTTTAAATTGAAACTTTTCTATAGATTTTTTAATCCACTCTAAATATATTCCTTGTTGGTCTACATTATACGGATATGAAAAATCATCATCGTTATATTGTATAATTGCACCACCGTAATCTACATGCGACTTAGGCGGATTATCAAATAGTTCTAAAAATTTATTATAGTCTTGATACTTGTCTTTGCTAATCCAATAGTCGGGTATACGTCCATTAAAGCATAACCAGAAAAAGTCTTTATCACCTTGATATGCAGTATCTAAAGTTTCTATATCCATTATTTTACACTTTCTGATTTGTTTACATATGGAAATGGCGAACTAGGAATGTCTCTGCCTAAAAAATTACAAAGCACTTTCCAACCGTCACCGTCACAAATGTTCATTTCTAAATATGTATTTGGTTTATCATTAAAAAAATCTCGTATTTCGTTCTTTTTCTTAAAATAACGATCTACTTTACGCTTAAATGTGTTATGCTCTTGTTTAGTATCACGCTGAAATTTTCCTTGCGATCTTTCCATAGTTATTACACTTTTAATCCAATCTTCTGGAGCACGTATAGTAAGTATAAATTTGCTATTAGGATATTGATTATAAAGTTCTTTATAGTACTTCTCTCCGTTAAAGTCACTAAAACCTTGATATATATGATCAAGTGTATGAAAGTAATTTAACCCTTGCTCTTTGTTTATATTTGCAACGACTTCTAGCTCTTTGTTGTTGTTTTTATGCCATCCAGATCCGTCTACAGAAAAGTGTATACTAGGAATTCCTAAGATGTTTAATGCATTAGTTAACGATGTAGTTCCTGATCTATTAAACCCGATATTAAATACATATTGGTTCATATTACACTTTCATATTCAAAGTCTACAACAAATACATGTCTATCTTCTAGTGTAGGGTAAGATCCGTGCCATACTTTACCATCTAAGATTACCAACTTACCTTCAATAGGCTTATGTGTTAAGTAAGTAATTTCACTGTCTGTTGGCTGTAGCGTAGTTAAACATCCTGCTAAAGGATATTCTACACTTGGCTTTGGAGTGTCTAAAAATAACACACTAGTTAGTTGTTTTCCAGGTTGATGCGAATGTAATCCGCTATATGCACCTGGTGGATATTTTACACCCCATGCTTTTTTAAAATCTTTAACACGGATAGGCAAATTTTGTAACTGAAACTTAATAAACGCTAAGTACTCTTCTTTTGGATCTATATCTGTAGGGTAAGACATATCCTTTTTGTAATACAAAGTACCGTTACCATAGTCGACATGTCGTTCGCTAGAAGTATCAAATAAATTTAAAAACTTTTTATATCCCGGATAAAATAAATCATCTACAACCCATGTATCAAGTGTTTGTATTTTTTCTACAGTAGGATCCATTACAGTTGTGATACCACTTAAAAAACTATCAGGTGAAGTAAAGTTAGGATCGCTCATTTTACTGCCCAGTATGACCTAAGATTTTTGCTTGTTGTTTATTGCCGTGTGATGCACCATCTGCATGTACTACTCCATGGGTTGGACAAACTTCGCCTTGTTCTTGTTGCGGTTTGTAGTTTCCGGTATAACTTCTCGGTTTCCCCAAACGCTTGCGAGCACTTGTAATAATTTTTTTAAAACTTTCATCATCTAACTCCATAACTTCATCGTTAAATCGTTCAATTGAATCTTCCATTGTAAGTCTAATAGGACTAAACTTACGCTTACCTTCTCCTAAGTCAATAATATCAAAGTCAGGAGAATTAGGATAAGAAATATTAATAGGATATGTACTGCCAATAACACTTGTGCATGTTGTACCTAGTGCTTTTGCCATATGTTGTCCTAGACTATCACAACCGATAAAATGATCTGCAATTTGAATAACGCTTGACCAAACTCTTACATCTGGAATTTGTGGAACTGCTACAGGAACTTTAGTATTTTCTTCAACTACAACAGGGAATTCGCTCATTAAAATTACAGCATAATCATCACGTAAGTCTTTACAAATGCGTATAACATCATTTAAATGAAAACTTCTACTAGTACCATCAATTACAAAGTCGCCCATGTTTTCAGCTGTACGACCAAATGGTTGAAACACCACTACTTTGTCTTTGCCTGTAACTGCTTTAATTTCTTCAACAACTTTATACCCTTGTACAAGCTCATGTTTGTTCATATGTATAGTTGGGTCAGGTAAATCTCTTATACCTTTGTTATTAATTGCAATATCAAATGCTTGTGCTAAACTACACTTTTGATTATAATATTCCCAAATCCGATAAGGTTCTGGAGAGTAACAATCTCTGTCTTTAATGTAATCTTTAAATAGGTTTTTATGCCAATTATCATATGCTAATTCATGTAGTTGTGGATGTCCTTTATAAAAGTCCATTCCGCCTTCACAAACAATAATAAAGTCTTGATCTGTTTCGTAGAGTTTTTCAAACGCTGGAATACTTGCAACTGTTCTGCCTGCTCCACCGTTGATAAAATATGCTTTTTTGCGTTCCAATGTTTTCTCCTGTATAGTACAAATATTTATTGGTAGGATACTTTACATGACGCTGATCTGGTAGTCATAAAAAAAGGGCCTAATGGCCCTTAATTTATTAATTTATAATGCTAAATTTATTTTTTACCTGCAACCTTTTGAGCGGCAACTTCTACGTCAACGGCAAATGCACCTTCTCTATACGGATCTGCAGGATCTGCTGATGTGTCTGGATCACGCATATCTTTTGGTACAGTTGGAAACATCATAACTGCTTGCCACGGCTCATATCCAGCCGCTTGTGCCCAAGCTGGTAAATCTCTTAGTCTTTGTCTATAATCTTTCCAAGTCTGTTGGATAGCTTCAGGAGCGTCTGTCTGTCCAACTTTAGCGTCAGTATCGTGCAATGCCGAATCTCTAACATCTCTAAGATCTTGCCATGTTAGGTCCATTTTTGCACCTGTAGCTTCCCAATCATGGATCCCAATATTAAATGTTTCTGTAGCAAAATCATATGTGATATTTTGTTCGTCGTATACATCACGCGGTTCTAATTCATCTGTGTACTCTACATCCATATAACCGTCTGGAGCGTCCCAAAGAACTTTCCATTCTCTTTGACGTCTTAGTAATACACCTTCTTCTTTACCATCATCATTACCGATTTCGCAAAGTAAAGGGTTTTCTTTACAATCAACTGTTATTCTTGTTATGTCTTTGCCGGCTGGACGTTCTAAATCCATTTTTTCCCATAGACACCAACCAGATTCTTTTTGGTAGTTGTCTGTATCTGCAGGGTCATTGCCTATTTCAAACGTTAAAAACTCAGGGCCTTTATAAGTAAAGGTGCCGGTTCTTCCGTTTTCAAAACTATTTTTTCTCCACTCGTCCCAAATTGGGTAAGTAAATGTTTTTTCAATTTTTCTCATGTTATTCAGCTCCTAAAACTATTTATCATTTACATGAATGTTATTCGAACAACGCCTGAGCCACCTTGTCCAGATCCACCTGCACAGCACTTAGCCCAGTTATTACAATATGAACTAACGCCTGGCATTCCACCGCCTGCTGGCCACTCAATGTGACAACCGCAGTTACACCATGCTTCGTTAGTTACTGATACTGTCATTTTACCAATTAATGGAGGTTGTCCTGATCCTGAATACTGATACACACAGTGACAGTAACCATGTCCTGGTTCCCATCCTGTTGTTCCCATCATTCCAAAATCTGCTCCAAAAATTCCACATCTATTACAGTTTTCACAACCAAAGTGAGTGTGTCTTGGACCCCATGCGTCTCCATTACACATCCATCCACCACAGCCGCCTACTGTACAAAAATTACTTAGATTATGTCCGTTTACATAACTCTTACAACCCATACCTGCACCACAAGTATGTGCTTTACCACATGGCCAAGCACCACCAGCACATACACTGTACTGACATCCTGGAGATGTAGCAATAGTCTTAGACCCGTAATTGCCTCCTGCGCCGCCAATTGCAAATGAACAACAATTACAACATGTATGTCCTGGGCCTCCGCCGCCGCCTGACCAAATTTCAAATGTTACTGTACTTACACCATCTGGTACACACCAGTAACAGCATTTTCCGTTTGCTTGTTGACAACAACCTGATTGTCTAGCACACTGATGACATTGCATGCCACGTTCATTGTAAATCCATTGTACGCCCATGTTGTTACCATTACCGTGTGCGATATCAGCGGATGTAATTGTTCCGTTAACTATACTGTCATTTGCTACTTTTTTATAACTTGCGTATGTTGCCATTTCTTATCCTTACTATGCGAATGTTATTCTTACCATGCCTGAACCACCCATATTGCCACCTGCACAACATTTTGCCCAGTTACCACAATATGAACTCTGTCCTGTTTGTCCGCCACCTGCAGGCCAGTTAACATAACATGCACAGTTACACCACGCTTCTGCGTTTGCACCTGCACTGTGTTTACCTACAAAAGGTGCTGATCCTGACATTCCCCAGTCTGCTGATTTACATTGACATCCACCGTGTCCACCTGTTACACCGGTTGATCCCATAATTCCAAAGTCTGCTCCAAAAATTCCACAAATTAAACAGTTAGCACATGTTTGTGTATGGTTTGGTCCCCATGCACCACCGTTACACATCCAACCCGGACATCCACCTACTGTACAAAAATTACTTAGGTTGTGACCATTAACATAACTTTTACATCCCATACCTGCTACACAAGTATGTGATTTACTACAACGCCATGTTCCGCCTGCACAAATTGAATATGTACAACCTGGACACGTACTAATAGTTTTTACTGCATAGTTACCACCTGATCCACCTGCTGAGTGTGTACAGTTGTTACAGCAAGTAGCGCCTGCGCCACCGCCTCCACCTGACCAAATTTCGAATACTACTTTTGAAGTGTTAGCTGGAACTGTCCAGTAACAACACTTACCATTTGCTTGTTCACAACAGTCGCCAGCATCTGAACATGCATGACATTTAATGCCACGTTCATTATAGACCCACCAAACACAATATTTGTTACCAGCACCTGCACCTAGTTTAGCCGCCGTAATACTATTGTCTTGGAAGTTGTCTGCTGTTAATGTTTTATAACTTGCGTATGTTGCCATTATTTTCTTTCCTTATACAAACGTTATTTTTACTATGCCAGATCCACCTTGACCTGAACCACCTGCACAACATTTTGCCCAGTTACCACAGTAACTAGATGTTCCTGGAACGCCGCCACCTGCTGGCCAAACAATATGACATCCACAAGCACACCATGCTTCGTTAGTAGTTGTACCACCGTAAGTTCCAATACCTGCGGCCGCTCCTGTCCAACCTGTTTGTCCGTGACATCTACAAGTTGTTGTACCTGCTTTAATACCCATACCGCCCATCATTCCAAAGTCGTGTCCAAAAATTCCACAAATCAAACAGTTAGCACAGTTTGTTACAGCATGTCTTTGACCCCATGCATCTCCATTACACATCCAACCGCCACAAGCACCAGTAACACAAAAGTTACTTAGATTATGACCATTAACATAAGATTTACATCCCATGCCTGCTGAACATGTATGTGATTTACCACATGGCCAACTACCGCCAGCACAAACACTATATTGACATCCTGGATTAGTGTTGATTGTTTTAATTGCATAGTTTCCGCCTGCGCCGCCAATTGCAAATGAACAACAATTACAACATGTATGTCCTGGGCCGCCACCTCCGCCGCCCCAGATTTCAAATGTTACTTTGTAAACATTGTCTGGTACACACCAGTAACAACATCTACCATTTGCCTGTTGACAACAGCCACTATGTCTAGCACACATATGGCATTGCATACCGCGTTCGTTGAACACCCATTGTGTTCTACGACAAGCGCCAGCTCCTGGTTGCAGTTTAGATCTAGTAATAGATCCATCTGGTATACCTTCTGACGTAACCTTTTTATAACTTGCGTATGATGCCATTTACGTTTCCTTAATAATTCTTATACAGTAAAGATACGCCATCCGTAGCTATCGCCCGAATAAACAATATCAAATGCCGCGCCTTCTGTACTAACAGTTAAATCTGCACTATCACCTTGGATTAGCTTACCGTTTCTACCAATTGTCAAAGCATTGGAATCAAAAGTTTTTCTTAAGTCGAAGAATCTTATGATATCACCTGTTGCTGGACTGCCTGGTAAAGTAACTGTAAAGCCGCCACCGTTAGTGTCACAGAACAACTGTTGTCCTGATTGTGCCGAAAATGTTGTTGTTACTGTCACGCCATTAAGAACACCAACTGGTAACCAAGCTGTACCATTGTATAATTCTAAGTTTGTTAACTCAGTATTAAACCTTAGTGCGCCAGCTCCTGCGTCTGTTGTTCTTTGTGCCGTAGTTCCAAAAGGGACAGTTAAACCTGGTGAACCTACTGATAATCTTCTTCCCATTGCTTTATCCTATCCTTATGTTATGCCGCCGGTACGGCTGTTTCAATACCCATAACCATTGAGGTTACAGATGCTTGAGATGATCTTACCACAACTTTTTTAGTTGCGTCAATTACAATACCTGTTCTCTCAAGTACGCCATTTGGACCAACGGATACATCATACTCTAAGTATTCTGCCGCTCCTGGTGTATCTCCAGTACTTGTTGATAATCTAATGTTTGCTGTGTTTGTACCTCTATTACAAAAGTTCACAGTAATAACACTATATGTATCAGCTGGTACTGTATAGATCGTAGTATTTGTATTTGCTGAAAGATCACTTGATCCTAATATTCCTGATGCCATTTTATTACTCCTATGTTAGTATTTAGCCATTATGTTTTACTTGTTAAAAAGTAAGCAAATGCAACTGGACTTCCACTTACACCGCCGTTAAAGTTCATTCCCGTAGTTACGGTAATTGGACTATTATCAGTAGTACCTATTGTATTACCAGTAATATTTATTTTACCTGCTGTAACTGCGTTAACGTTCAGAGAGCTACTACCTCCACCAATCTGTGAATTGATATATGTAATAATTGCCCTTTGTGTCGGAACAACGTTATCTGAATTAGCACTAAATGTACCATCTGTACTAAATTCATTAATAACAGCGCCGCCTTGTCCTAAGCCAACTGCACCTAGTGACAATTCTTGTAGTCCTGCTAAACTAAATGCACTTGTATTCAAGCTCGCAGATCCTGTTGACTGTTCAACGTTGAACAATCTACCAACTCTAAAGTTACCATCTTGGTCAGTACTTGTGTAGAATATTCTACCTCCGCCTGATTCTTGAACTTCATCGTTCGGATCGTTAGCAACAGACGGTGTTCCTGGGTAGTTAGTACTTGCAAAGTTACCTGTACCAATATCTAGGAAGTCGTGTCCTGTTAATCTTACTTGACTAAATCTCTTTCTTATTGTAATGTTAGTACCATGCTCTGGAGCAGTTTCAACTCCTAAGTCTGGTGATATTTGTAAGTTAGCAGTATAGTTACCTGCACTACCTAACAATTCTCTAACAAACACAATTTTAAAGAATCTATCGTCGCCATCGAGTTGTAAGTTTGCACCTTCAGTTGGAACGTCACTCATTCCGTAAACATTCATAAACTGTGCTGATTGATACAAGTCAGCATATCCATCGCCGCTTACTGTTCCACCAGCTGTTTCAAAGTCTATACCTCTTGATGTCCATGTAGGCTGTGTTAGTACACCGCTACCAATTCTACACTGCCACGGAACTTCAGTAGTTTCGCTTGGGTCTGTAATTGTTAGTGTTGGAGTACTTGTATAACCGCTACCTGGATTAACAATGTAGAATTGTGTAATTCTTCCAGTAGTTACACCAGCTCTAACTTGTGCCCCTGATCCGCCGCCGCCAATAACTTGGATTCTTGGCTCAATACTGTATGCTGATGTAGCATCAAGTGTTGCCGCGATACCGTTAGTTGGATGCCATGTTTCCCATCCTGCCGCGTTATCACTTTCTTTTGCAATACTTGCAACTTTAGTACCTGGATTGTATGCACTAATAAATCCATACTGTCCTGCACCTGTACCTGCTGTAATTACAACTCTCATACCAATGTATTTTGTACTGTTAGCTGTTTCAGTGTTTGATAATGTAATAGAAGTTGTGTTACCACCCTGTGCAGTATTTTCACTGCTTGAGTAACCTCTACCACCAATTGAATCAGCGTCATTAAACAGTCCGTCACTGTTAGTATCTTTTTCGTTATAACTAGATCCGTCATCTGGGTTACGTAATCTAACTTCAAACAATCCGTTATTAACAACGTTTGCGTTAGCAACTACAGCACCATAGCCGTCTCCACTAATTGTATATGTTGCACTTGTATAGTTGTTACCAGCGTTAGTATATTCAAAGTGAATAATTTGACTTCCGTCTGTTAATGCTCTACCAATTTGTGCTTCAAGTTTTCTGTTGTTTACACCACCGGTTGTTGGAATCTCAGTAACGTCAATAAATTCTGATACTGCACCTTTGTCACCGTATGAACAGTTACCATTAGTACCACGTATCTTACCGCCGTTTTCTGCAAGGTATCCAATATGAGCATAGTATGAGAATACTGAAACAAGTTCTGCTCTACCTAAGTTAGTTACCCATGCACCAATACCATCACTTAAGATTTGTGTAAAGTCGTTAGCAACAATCGAATCGTTACCACCGTTGTGTATTGATCCGTCTACTTTTAGTCCAATACATGCTGTACCAAAGTTTGTTACACCTTGTACATATGGTGAACGTGATGTAATCCATACACGATCGTCATCTGGTCCCCACCCTGGATCTAGTGAACAATATGCTCCTGCTGATGGACGTTTAGTTCCGTAAGCGTTTGCACTTCCTAATGTTCCTGTTAATCCACCTAGTGTTTGGTTTCTAATACCTGTACCATCTCTTAGTAAGTACATATTCTCTGTTGCAGATCCGTTTACACCATTACCATAGTATAGACCCATCATTAATGTTGCATAGTTACTTCCTTCACCTGTTCCGTGAATTAAGTCATAAATGAAAGCATCTACATAATAACCTACATCTCTTTCACATTTTGCTTCGTTAAATGTGTATGAAGGATAGTTTACATTAATGTATTTTGTAACATCACGTCCGATAAACGCTTTGTTTAAGTGTAATATTCTAGCCGCCGCAAACTTATCTTGGTCATCTACTCTTGCATTTACACCTCTAAATGTTGGTGCAGTACTATCGCCTGATGCTCCGTTAACTTGATAATCAACTTGATCATATAGTTCTTGTGCTAAGTTTGTTACATATGTAGACGAAGCTGAAGTACTCCAAGGCTTACTAACATTCTGTGTAAGTGTGTTACCAGTTTGTCTTGTAATACTTGTACCTTCAATTATGTCATCAAGTATTGATTTCATATGTAAAATACCAGCTAGTGAATATGTTGTATCACTTGACTGTGTTTGTTGACCTGCTGGTTCAACTCTTGTACTACGTAATTCGTCACCAACAATAGCTGTTAGTTCCGGAACTCTAATAGGTAGTACTTCGGTATATGTTCCTGTTTTAACATAGATAACTTTGTGTGTTTTCTTTGCTGTAGGAACTGTATAACCTGCACCTAGTGAAACAGCTGATGTAATAATAGCCATACTTGCTGTTAATTCTGCTAATGCACCTGGTTCTTCAACTCTTGTAGCGTCTTTGATTTGTAAGTATCTATCACCTGATGCAACACTATCTAAATCTTGATAGTCTGCCGCTGGAGTAGCACTGTCTAGTACATCTTCTACTAGAGTAATTACAAAGTTAAGTGCCGCAACGTTTTGTGCTTCCGAACCTGTTGTAAAGTAATCTGGACTTACATTGTCTTTCATTGCTTGTGCAACTCTAACAGTATGTACATTTCCACCTTTTTTAAGATCTAATACAATACCGTCTAGAGCAAAACCTGCTAGTCTTTGGAACTTAGCTTCATCAAAAGCAAAACCAATAAAGAATGGTGATGTCTGTGTAATGATTTGTCTCTTAGCCCATTTAGCAGTTTCATATGCTATAAACATTCTGTTTTCTTCTAACAGTGATGCCGCATTTGGATTTTTAGGTCCGTTTTCAATTGCCTCACAAGCGTAACGAATTGATTTCCAAGGACGATCAAGTGTTGCGCCAGCTGTTGGGAATTTTTCGCTTGCACCATTAGTTGCAACATAGTAAACATCTGGTGTTAATCCAAAGTCTTTCCATTCAGGTATTCCACTTGCACTTACACTTAGTACTTGACCTTCTGAGCCAATTGGTAATCTTGCAGGTCCTGATCCTGAACGATAAAGTATATCACCTTCAGTAGTAATTGCTGATTCTTCAGCACCACTTGCTAGTGTGTTCCAATATGTACCATCATCTGCAGATGGTTTATTTGAACCGCTTGATGTGTGTGCTAGAATACAAATGTAACTTATTAAGCCTTCACGTACTGTGTCACCTGCATCATATAATGTAGCAGTTGTCCACCCGTTTTTCCATTCAATACCTTGGTTAAGTCTTGACCAATAAGTAGAGTTTGGTGGGCGTTGTGCTTGGTTGTCAGCAATAGCTAGGTAAGTATAACCACCTAGTCTAACAACGTCACCAATTCTATAATCTTGGTTAGATGAATCTTCTCCCCAGTCGCCTCTATTATTAAATCCTGAAGTTACAAGATCGTACTTACTGCTTGATGCTGGATTTTCTGCGTAAACATTATCGTTAGCAACATATTGGTTACCACCGTAAGTTACAAAGTCACCTGGTTGATATCTTTCATATGGATTCCAAGTGTTTTCAAATTCTAGTCCTGGAACAAAAATTTCCCAATTTGCAATATCAGCTTGTAGTGTACCTAATTGTGAATCTGGATTTGTAGCAACTGATGTATGATGAGTTGTACAAATATAAAGTGTAGCACCAAACATAACAACGTCATTAACTTTATAGCGTGTTACATTAGTCCATTCACCTAAGTAATCAAACCCTTTGTTTAGATAATCCCATTTTGATTGATCTGCTTCAAGGCCGTTTGCGGCTGTAGCATTTGAAGTATGTCCGGTGTTACAAACATAAAGTGTTCCACCATACTTAATAATGTCATTAACTTTATAACGAGTTGATACAGCCCAATTCTGTTTCCAGTCTTGACCTTCTGAGAACAAATCCCATTTTAAAATATCTTGTTCAAGTCCAAGTGCATTACTAGCCGCGGCAGTGTGACCAGTGTTACACAAGTAAATGTTACCACCATATTTTACCAAGTCGTTTGCTTTATAAACTGTTCCAGCTACCCAATTATCTTTCCAGTCAATTGATGTAGCAAACTGATCCCATTTTGATTGATCAGCTTCTAGTGTTGCTTGTGCTGTGTGGCCAGTGTTACAAATGTAAATAATACCACCGTATCTTACGATGTCATTAATTTTATAAAATGTTGCTGTTGACCAATCACTTTGCCATTTTGTACCATCACTGAATAAGTTCCAATGTGATGCATCTGTGTAGAAGTCAGCACTGGAAGTGTGTCCCTTCACTGCAACGTAAGTACGTCCACCGTATCTAATTACGTCATCTTTTAGGTACGCCGTGCCTGTAGTCCACGAGTCCTTCCAAATAAATCTAATTCTACCTAGCTTAAATTCTGCCATTTTTTGCTCCGTTCTTGATATTATACATATTTATCATTATCCGTTAAAGTCATCTCGTTCAGTTCTGCCCGACATAAACATATTTAATGCGGCTAAACCACCGCCTAGTGGTCCGTTAACAGTCATATCAACCAATACACTAGCCTGTGAATCTGGATTATTTACTCCAGCTGTGTTTGACCATGTAGTGTCTTCGAATACTAACTGACCTGCTGTTAGTTTGTTTGTAAACAAATTAGATCCACCACCGTTAAATCTGTTTTCAATATACAGTTTTAATGCCCTTTGTGTTGGAATAATATTGTCTGAATTAGCAACAAAAGTGTTATCAGTACTAAATTCTCTAATAACAGCCTGTGTGCCACCAACTCTAATTCCACCAAGTCTTAACTCGTCTAGTCCTTCTAAGTCAAAGAAGTCTGCACTTAGAGTAACGCCGCCTTGTGCCTGTGAAACTCTAAATAGTTCTCCAACTCTATAGTTACCATCTTGGTCTGTACTTGTGTAGAATACTCTTCCGCCATTTGATTCAACAACTTCGTTTGATTGTCTTGTTTCGTTAGCGGCTGTTTGTCCAAATACGTAAAGTCCTGGATAGTTAGTATTAGCAAAGTTACCAGTACCAATATCTAGGAAGTCATGTCCTGTAAGTCTACAGCTACTATAACGTTCACGTATAGTAACTCCAGTACCGTGTATAGGTGCTAATGCTCTTCCTAACACCGGACTAATTTGGAATGTAATTTCAATGTTTGGTGCTACACCACTTGATGATGTAACTTTAACCAATCTGTAAATTGTATCACTACCTGTAAATCTTACGTTTGCTCCAGGTCCTGGAATAATACTCAATCCACTAATTTTCATAGTGTTACCAATTTGCAATTCTTCTCCAAAACCATTACCAGCTATTGTTACAATCGCACTTTGATAACCTGTACCTCTGTTGTAGAATGTAGGTTGCGGTAACACACCGTTATTAATATCAACAACATAATACGGCTCGCCATACTCTTCAGGATCTTCAACTGTTACTGTCGGTGGAGTAATGTATCCACTACCTGGATTGTAAATATTAAACTGACTTAGTTTTCCGTTTACAACTTCAACTCTAACAAATGCTGTTGCACCACCAGTAATAATATTACCAACTGATCCTGCATTTGATAAACCTACCCAAGCTGGCAAGTTATTTCTAAGTCCGCCAGCAATAGCTGTTAAGTTTCCTGTAACTTCTCTTATAGTCCATCCATATCCGTTGTCAGAACTAAGTGTAGTTCCTGTAGAACTTACTGCTAAGAATGCACCTTGTGTATAACCTACTTTCCAGTTTTCTCTACCTGAGTCTCCTACTAATTGTGAGTCTGACCAAGTAGTACCAGTATCACTGTAGATGATTCTATCTGATTGATTCATTGTAGCAATCCAACAGTTGTTGCCATATACTAAGCCGCTGTATACTTCTGGTGCTGACGGTGTTACCGCCGCTCCTGTTGTCCAAGTTATACCGTTGTCTGTTGAAATAACTGTAGTACCATCTTCAGCGATTGCAATCCATTTACCTGCTCCGTATGCTAGTCCTACCCAAGTAGTTGCACTTCCGCCTGTTGCTACTGTAGTCCAACTGCCTGATGGAACTTGTGTACTATCGCCACCTGTTTCTAAAGTGTTTTTATAGATGTTTGCACTGCCTGTTGCCAATGCCATAATAGTGTTTCCGTTGTCACCGCCTATCGCAACATGCTTCCATGTTGTGCTTGCAGGAAGTGTCGAATGGTCAAAGTTAATACCATCATTTGAAAATACTAATTTGTCTGTTCCGTCTGCTACTGCCGCTATAAGCGAACCAGTTTTAGCAAAACCTGACCAACTTAAACTGTAGTCTGGTAAATCTCTAAGTGTCCAAACTGCACCATCTGTTGAAACATAAAAGTCGTTTGTTCCGCTAGGAGCATAATACCACATACTAAGTGCATCACTGTATCCCATATCTAGTGCACCTGTTTGTACGCTTGTATTTGTTTTAGAGAATGTTGGACTTGATACACTAACTCTTGGCTCGTAAAAGTAAACTGTAGTTGCTGTTAATGCTGTTACGTTTAATTTTCCAGGAACAATATTGTCCCAACCAGGTTGGTTAGTTGATTCTTTGTATACTGTTGCTGTAAATGTTGCTGGATTATAATTTTGGATCCATCCATATTGACCAGCTCCAATACCTTCAGTAATAACAATACGCATTCCTATCAACTGTGCCGCAGTTCTTACTTCTGAAGCCGCTAAAATAATACTTGATAAATCTCCGCCTTGTGCTGAGTTACCAAAAGACTTAAATCCTCTACCACCAACATTTGTACTGTCATCTGGTAATGATAAGTCAATTTTTGAAATAGCACCTTGTCTAAACTCATCAAATTGCATATTTAATCCAACACCTGATGCTTGTGTAGTTGATGCTGTTGCTTGTGTATAAGTTTGTCCTGTGTTTTTGTATGCTAGTGCAAGTATAGAACTACCTGTTGACCAAACTTCGTCTACTGTTGCTTCTCCACTTTGGTTGTTAACTGTTGCAGTTTGTGGAGTTTCTGTAGTATCAAATCCTTCAGCAACACTACCAAATGTTCCGTAAGAGTTGTTACCATTTGTTGCACGTAAAATACCGCCATTCTCTGCTAGATATCCAATGTGTGCGTAATAGGTAAACACTGATACAAGCTCTGAACGTCCTCTGTTTGTTGCCCAGTAACCAATACCATCACTTAGTACTTGTGTAAAGTCGTTAGCAACGATTGATCTATTACCGCCGTTGTGTAGTGAGCCGTCAATCTTCATACCAACACAGTTGTCACCAATTGTTGTAACACCTTGTACATATGTTGATCTACCGCCTGCAATTCTTTTTAAGTTTACAGCGCCTGCTGTTGCACTTACAAATGTGTGTGCTGATGTTTCAGAACTAATTCCAACATTCATTGTAATAACATTACCATTTACATTTGTAATTAAAATGTTTTTCTGATAGTATGGATCTGTGCTTCTTGGATGAGAAAGTTGTGTTGCATTTCCATCACTTGCACATGTCCATGTTAAACTTTGATCGTCTAATGTAATAGTATTTCCTATTTTAATATTGTGTGACCAATTTACTGCGTTAGCTGTAGCAGATTGAAATCTATGTTCATATGCTCCGTCTGGATTTACTCCAACATTAATTGTAATGCTTGTGGCTGTGGTTGCAATAATTTTACGTGTTTCTCCGTATATAGGATCAGTTATTCTTGGATATGTATGATCAGTAGCAAAATTATCTTTTGCACATTTAAAAGTTAAACTACCGTTATCTAAACTTACTTCTTCTCCTACTGCTAATCCATGTGCCGTACCTAATTCCATTGTCATAATACCAGTTGCAGGATTGTATGTTGTTCCTGTTGTTGGTGTGTATTGTGCAGTTGGTAATGTTAGTGTCATTACACCTGTTACAGGATTATATGTACCTGCTGTTGGTGTGTATTGCATGTTATTTACGTTTGCAATCCAAACACTTGTGTCATCTGGGCCAGTTCCTGGATCTAATGAAACAAACGCTCCGCCTGTTGGGCGACTTGTTCCGTAATCATTTGGTCCAACTAACACTCCTGTTAATCCTTTTAGTGTACAGTTTCTAATTCCGCAACCGTTTCTAACATAAAACATGTTTGATAAGTTGTTAGCTGATGGAATAATTAATGGAAGTTGTGCTTGTGGAACACCATGTAAGTAAGTTTTTTCTCCTAACACAACATCTTGGCTTTGTATAGCTGGTCTAATTGTAGTTGTTCTAAGTTCTGCACCTACTAGTGCAACTTTACTTGGAATACTAATTGGAAGTATTTCAGCAAACTCGCCTGACATACACTTAACTGTTGCTCCGTTACCAACTCTGTTAGGTTCGTCTGCTAATAAGTAATTCATTGCAAATCTAACAGTTCTAAATGGAGCATTTATTGATCCGCCTGCTGTTGCATCGTCAACACCGTTGAGCGAAACATAATATAATTTTTGTTGGAAATCTAAAGTGTCCCAAGCTGGCATTCCGTTAGTTGCTCTTAGTGCTTGTCCTGTTGCACCAATTGGTAAACGTAATGTATCGATTGCTGTAGAATCTTGATCTTGGAATGTTTTTAAATCACCTTTTCTTGCTAACTTGTTAGTTAGTGTACCAAGTACTGCAACTTTCCAATAGTTTTGATCTGGTTGTTCTACATCTAAATCTGGTCTTGATGCTGATTCACTTGAACGATGGTATTGTAAACAAGTATAGGAAGATCCTTCCCAGTTAACCATATCACCTTTAAAGTATTCAATGTTGTCTTCCCAATAGTCACGCCATTGTCTGCCATCAATAACTAGTTCCCAATATGCAGGCCATGCATCAGGCTGTAAGTTTGTACTATCTTGAATAGCAATGTATAAGCTACCTGAATGACGTACTAAGTCACCTGTTTTATAATCTATAAATGAACTTGCTCCATCTTCACCGTTCCAGTCATCTCTAAAATTGTAACCTTCAAAAGTAACATTCCAATCAGTACCGTATTGACTTGGCTTTAAAGCTACATTAAATGTAACTGCTTTATATATGTAACCACCGTAAAGTACAGTGTCGCCTGGTTGGTAGTAAACATTGTCTGCCCAAATATTTTCATATTCTGAACCTGGTAAAAATATTGACCATCTACTTGCGGCATAGTCTGTATTAAATCCGCCAGCGCCGGTTGTTGATGTGTGTCCAATTAAACACTTCATTAAATTTCCGCCACGCTTTACAATATCGTTCTTTTTATATCTATATTCTGCTTGCCAGATACCCTGGATAGTTTCAACACCATTTTCGTCTGTGTATACTTTTGTTACATATTCAATACCGTCAACTTGTACTGTCCATTTAGCTTGATCTTCTTCTAGTCCAAGTGTGATTGAGTCTGCTGATGTGTGTCCTTGAACACACTGATAAACAATACCACCGTACTTAACAATGTCATTAACACGATAACGTGTACCAATTGACCATGTAGCTCTCCATGTGTCACTGTCTGATAATACAGTCCAATCTGCTTGGTTAGCTTCAAGTCCTAATAGCGTAGTTGCGGCAGAAACATGCTGATTAAGTGCTTTATAAACTTTACCGTTGTAACGTACAAGGTCGTTCGTTCTATATAGTGTATTGATTGTCCAGTTGTATTTCCAGTCAGCGGATGAAACAGCAACTAGTGTCCATTTTCCGATGTCAGCAACTAGTCCGTCAGCTCCTGAACTAAATGTAGCGGCAGATGTGTGAGATTCAGTACATTCGTAAATACTAGCACCATACTTAACAATGTTACCTACGGAGTAATGTGTGCTTACAGTCCAAATGTTTTTCCAACTTTTACCTTCTGATTGTTTAATCCATTTTGGTTCAGCTGGTGTAACGTCTGTACCTGCAACATCATTATAAAAAGTTCCTGCTGTATGTGTTTTTAATGCCACATACGTAAAACCTTGGTATTGTACCATATCATCAACGATATAATCACTACCACCGGACCATTCACCTTTCCAGTTAAATCTAATTCTACTAAGTTTAAATTCTGCCATTTTCTTTACCTTTTACGTATTTAGTTATACTCCTGTTGGGTATGTATAATCCTCGTTAATTCTTGCTACTAGATTTCCGCTATCATCAATATAGTAACTAATGCTTCTATTATCCCATCTAAACTGCTCATAATTTAGATTTGTATAAACTCTTTTATGGTTTACATCTCTACCTTCAAGAAAGTCTTCACCTTGTTGAAAATCTTCAAAGTTTTCTGCAGGGTCTCCCTCTACATTAATTTGTATGCTTTCGTGACTTTTTAATTGATCAACTTTTGCAATAAACAATTCACCTTCTGTCGTTCTACGCAAACCGTAAAAATATCTCGAGTCGGTTTGGTTAACCATATCTGAAAGACTTTGTCCTAAACTGGTATCACTCATTATACTATCTCCACTAAGCTAAGAATCACATCAAGTGAGTCTGTTGTGTCCGATGTAACATACAACGTATTGCTTGCATCAAGGACAATTTTTTCACCTTTACCTATAGGCTTCATTGCAGTATTTGGTGGAAGGGGCATCCCCTTAATCATATACCCAATGGAACTTGCTTCATCACCAATTTCAATATCGACATTTACCATACTACCTGTTAAGTTGGCAATATTCATACCAATAACTGTAGTACTAGTTGCCGCTGGTGTTGTATACACTGCTACTCTCTGAGTACCAATTTCTTTGCCTATAATATTTTTAAAATTAGTTGCCATATTTCTTTCCTAAATTGTTAATGCAAGTTTAATCGCAATTTCCTCTGCATCGTTAAATGTAACAGCACCAGTAGCACCTGCAACTGAAACCCAGTTATTACCTACATCGTATATTTCAACTCTGTCTTCAACAGTGTTGTAACGCATCATACCAAGTTCTGGACTAGGATGTCTATTTGCGTTATTACCAACTGGAATAACAAAACCGCCTGTGCCCTGTACCTTAAAGTAACCTGAGCCTTGTTGTTTTAGCTCAGTGACTGCACCATCTACAGTATTAGTTATCTGATTTCCGTTAAAACTAAAGTTTTCAATTGCTACATATCCGCCGCCATTTGCACGTAAAAGTAAGTTTTGATTAGTTGTAATTGTTTCTAAAACATTGCCGTGTATAGCAATATCGTCAACTTCTAAGCGTTTTGCATCAAATCTTTGTGCAGTAACGTCAGCTACTAGTGATCCGCCAGCATAAAAGCGTAATGTATCATCATCTGCGCCTGGTGTTACCTCTGGTGTAATATAAGTATCTCTATCAAGATCGTATACACCACCTAGTGTATTCCAGGTATTTGTATATGCTTCAAATACCGAAGTATCTGTGTTGTAACGTATCATACCTGCTGTAGGTGATCCTGGTCTTTGTGCTGTAGTACCTTTTGGTAATGTTAATGCTCCTGTACCGCTTATTGTTACAGTTTGACTACTTGGATCTAAAACAATATCTCCGCCTGGATTAGCAACAGTATTACCGCTTAACTGAATGTCGTCAATAATAACTTGGCCAACACCGTTAGTTGTAATATTAATATCTCCATTACTTGCTGTAGTAGTAATTGTATCGTTATCGATAATAATATCATCAACAAATACTTTACCAATGTTTGCTTCTGACCAGTTTAATAATGCTGTACCTAATTTGTAAGTATCATCAACATTAGGTACAATATCACTATCAATTCTTGCATTAATATTAATTGTATCTGTGTCTTCGTCACCTAGTGTAATATTACCACCAACTGTTACATTTCCTGTAACATCTAAGTTACCTGTAATATTAACATTATCTTGTAAATTAATTGTGCTTGTTGAACTGTTAATATTAATATCGCCGCTTGTACTACTAATAGTATTTCCGCTTATTCTAATATTTCCACTTTCAACTTTTGTTCCGTCGATTATTGTTGTGTTTGAGCCGTCAGTAAATGTAATACCTTGATTATTATTAAACAAGAACTCTGCATTTGTAAATGTAACTTCACCTGTGTCTTGATTAATTCTAAACAAGTCACCAACTCTAAAGTCACCTTTGTGGTCAACTGTACTAAAGTAAACGTTTGCATCACTATTAGCAACTACTTCGTTTGCTTGTATTACTGCTGTGTTATCGTTTGTTACATCTTTGCCAGTGCCAATGTATGCTAAGTTCATACCAATTGCGTATACAATACTTCCGCTTCCTGTACCATGAATACCATAGTTACCGTAAACACTTGCACTTGCAATACTTCTGATTTCTCCGCCAAAATCTGAATGATCAATAAGTGTTAGTCCTGTTGCTGTGCCGCCACCACTGAAGTCAATGTCTTGAATAAATGTATCATCATCAACTAAAATTTGTGAACCGTTGTCACCGTTGAAATCTAATTTTAAAACTGTATACTGATCTACAACAGTTGGTGCTGTAGGGTTACTAAATGCATTTGTTACACCTACGCCTTTTCTAACTCTAAAGTCATCAATACGTCCGTTAAATCCTTGTGTGCCTGCGTAGTTGTTACCAATTACTAATGGCTTAGTAGTACCTAAGTTTGTATTGTTTGATGTTGTTGCTTGTACTGCGCCGTCTACAAATAATTTAATTGTAGTTCCTACTCTTGATATCATAATATGGTAGAAAGTAGTGTTTATTAAAGTAATTGCAGGAGCCATAATTTCTGTATTACCTATGTATACTTTAGGTTGTCTGTCAACTGTATAAAAATGTAAAGCGTTGTCTGTATCTGATCCTGCTCTAAAATCAAATTTACTTTCTGTTCCAGTATCATCTGCAATGTAAATTACACATTCAACACTAAAGTCGCCAGTTCCAAAACCAAAATCACTTGCTGTTGTTAATGTAAATCTATCATCAGTACCGTCAAACAGTCCCATACCTGTGCCGTACTTGACTGCGCCAGCTGTTGTTATTTGTGCATTACCAACTGCTGTTACTGTTTTCTTTGCTCTACTTAATGGAGTAATAAATCCGTTTGCTCTGCCGTCAATAATTACTTCATTAGTTGCAACACTTTCAATAGTTGACTGTGCTAATTGTGTTCCGCTTGCATCTTTAAGTGTAATTGTTTGTCCAGCGGCAGGAGTAGTTCCTGATAGTCCACTATACTTAATTCTTGTTTTACCATCGCCTTTAAGACCAGTTGTACCTTCGAGTATTTCAATACCTTTGTCTGCAAAGTATGTAAAACAGTTTAACCATTCTACTCTTGCACCGTTAGTAACTTTTAGTCCGCTTGCATTTGGTGTAATAAATGTTACGCTGTGGAAAAGCATACTTGCTTCACGTGAGTCTACGTGTGCAACGCTACCATCTAAGTATGCTCCACGTCCTGCATCACCTGCCGCAAATCCTCTTGGATCTGTATTAGAAGTTGTTGTGCCTTTTGTAATTACACTTACATTTCTGATGTATGGTGATCTTTCATAAACTCTAAAGTTGTTTGCAAAACGGAAAGCATGTCCTGTTACTGCTCCACTATTATAATAAAAATCTTTAATAGTAACGTCTTCAACTGCTGAGTCACCGTTCATCACAAATGCATCATTACTTTGTGTTCCGCTTGTTGGTGCAATTTCAACTGCACGTAAACTGTGTCCTCTTACTGTAACACCTTGTGGTACTGTTAATGGAAATGCTTCTTGATATTGTCCAGGATAAATGTAAACTGTGTCGTGTAATCCTGCAAGCTCTAATCCTTTTGCAATAGTTGCAACTGGATCTTGTGGGTGTGTTCCTGTTCTTGCATCACTACCGTTTGTTGATACGTAAATGATATTCCCTGGTATACTGATCAAATCAATAGCACCAAAGTCTAGATCGTTTGTTGTTAGTGTGTTTGTTGTTACGTTAGCAAAGTTTCCTGTTGCCCAACGCTTTGTTGCAGTACCAATGTTATAAGTGTTATGCACATCAGGCATAATATCACTTGCAATGTCTGCATTAATAAAAATGTTATCAGTGTCGCTATCACCAATTGTAATATTTCCGTCTGCACTAATATTTCCTGTAGCGTGTAAATTACCAGTAACTGTTGTGTTACCTACAATGTTAATTACGCCAGTACCGTTAGCACGTATATACAAATCATCATTTGTATTTGTGTTTTCAATAAATGTATTATTAATTTCTAAGTCGCCTACAACAACTCTATTACCAACAATAGTATTGTCAGCAGTTGCAATAGCAAATTCTTGTGCGGAAGTTGAAATAGTGCTAGTTGCACCATTAATAGTTACGTTTCCAACTTGGAAAGTAGTATTTGTAATTTCTAGATCTGTTACTCTGGCAACGCCTGCAACATCTAATGCGTATTGAGGATTGGTAGTTTTAACACCGATTCGACGGTTTGTTACATCTAAGTATAATAAGTCTGTCTCAAAGGCTAAATCCGTCCCATTACGTAGGAGGTTTTCCTTTAAGAGAGGACCCGATATGCGACCAATTGCCATCTTCTCTCCTAATACGGGGATCCTGTCCCTCTAGCCAAATTTTCAACATATTGTTCTTTGCCGGCTAACCACAGTTTGTCCAGCATCGGGTTGGTCTACCCTCTGTGATGCGTTACTATTATTTAGCTTAAAAAGAAAATTAGTCTAGTATAAGGTTGAATACGTAGGCTAATTGTTCAACGTCAGATGATTCGATACTTTCAACTTCTCCAGCCGCATTAATCCAGTTAGATCCGTTCCAAGTTTCGAGATATTCTAGTGTTAAATTGTACCTAGTATGCCCAACTTCTGGTGATGCAGGACGCTGTGCTGTAGTACCTTGCGGTACAACCATACCGCTTGTGTTGTCAATTTTTAAGAAAGCATTACCTGTTGTATTAGTTAAGTTTAAAGTAAAGTTATTAGCGGAAGTATTCCAAAGTTCACTATCTCTAAATTTTATCTGTTCAATTTCGGTAAATCCAGTACCATTAGATCTAAGTACACTTGTACCGTTAACCTCATCACTTGACACTATATTTCCATCAATACTAAATTTATGATCTGAACTAAAGCCTCCTGATTCAATCAATGTTCCGTTAAGTGTATGATTAGTTTGTCCTGCTGTAACAAAATTAAATTGATTATTACTAAGATCTAAATACGTATCTCTGTCAGTATCGTAAATACCATCAAGTGATACACTACCAGCAACTTCTAATCCTTCTAACGTATTAAATGTACTGTTATATCTTAATCCACCTT